CGCGGCCGGGCGATGATCGCCGGGCCGCGTCTGCTCAGCCACACGGTGCTCGAGCATCCAGTTGTAGGTCCCGTCGGCGACCGGGTCGCCGTCGACGAGTGCATCACAGACCGCCCACCAGGCGTCGCTCGAGAAGTCCCGCAGCGATTGCGCGAGCAGGTTCACAGCAGGACCACCCCGGCTTCGACAGCCGCCTGCTGCTGCGCTTCGATCATCGCCTCGAGCCGATCCTGCGAGCGCCGCAGGACGGCGAGCTGCTCCTCCATCCGTTCCGGGGCCCGCTCGACCGTCAGCTCCGGCGACGTGGTGACCGCGAGGAACTGGCTCAGGGACTGCTTCGCGCGCCGGGCCGCCGGCGGCTTCCCGTTGCCTGTCTCCTTGTGCTGCTTGATCTGGTCACCGAGCGCCGAGCGCTCGTCCGCGAGCAGCTTGAGCTGCGCGTCCTCGGACGTCTCCATCTTCACGCGCTTGGCGATGTTGTTCAGGTCGCCGCTACTCAACCCGGCGTCGTGGGCGAGGTTGACGAGCTCGGCGAACGGCTTTGCGAGCAGGTCGATGCGGCCGAGCGCCTTCATGTGCGCGGTCTTGAAGCTGTTCGGCGCCACGCCCAGCTCGGCGAGCTTCGCCTCGCCCTTCATGACTGCCCGCAGGTTGCCGACCTGGGACTCCGTCACCGAGAGGTGCTGCTTGATCCGCTCGGTGGTCGCGCCTTCGCTGATCAGCACGCGCATGCTCGACTCGGTCTCGGCCTTGGAGAGGCGCTTACCGTGATCGTTCATCCGCTGACCGAGGATCTTCATCAGCGCCGGGCCGATCTGTTCGGCCGTCTTGGTGGTCGTGATCACGTAACCGGTCGGCCGCTTCTCCTTCATGTAGGCGGCGTTGCGGGTGTTGCCGTCGATGATCTCGCCATCTGCGGTCGCCACGATCGCGGGCAGCGGGTCGCCGGCCTGCAGCTTGGCACGAAGCCATTGCACGGTTTCCGCCGGGGCGACGTTCTTCTCCTGCCGTACCTGCGAGCGCTTCAGGTTCGCGAGCGAGTACTGCGGCGCCTCGGTGTACTCGAGATCGAACTCGTCCAAGATCCCGACGAGGATCCGAGTGATGGCGTCATGCTTGACGCTGTCACGTGTTGGGGCCATTACTGGCTATCCTCCTTAGTGCGACGGCGGCCGCGTCCTCTCACTAAGGTAGGCCGCCGTCGCTTGGTGTTAGGCGGACAGTACACACCGCCTGTCACGGTGTCAAGGCGTGAGGGCGATGAGATGTTCGCGCTTCTCCGGCCGACGGGCCGCGACCTGGTGCGCCAGGCGGTCGCCCTCGCATGAATCGCCTAGCGGAACAGAACCAGGCTAAACGGCGGCTAGTTCTTCGGCGCCTGGTCGGCCGCAGCGGCTCGCATCATCGCGGCCGTACCGAGGATCAGTTCCTCGTCGGTCGGTTCCTCGTAGCCGATCAGTTCGATTTCGACCTGCGGCGCGTCGGGGAACGCCTCGGTGAACTGCTGCGTCAGGTCGACGTTCTGCAGCAGAAGGCTGTCGAGCTTCCTCTTCGCCATGCGCAGCAGTATGGCGGCAGCGTCGGCCTAGCAGGTCAGAACGAGCGGTGTCAGCCGTGAACCAGGGCGACCGCATCATGCTTTTCATCTTCATCTGCGGTCTCCTTGGCATGGCGACTTCGGCCATCGCGTGGTGGCTCAGATGACGCCGCGCCTAGCGGATCAGAACGAGCGTTCGAGGCGGGAAGCGAGCGAGCCGCTACGCGGTGAAGCGGGCGCGGCGCAGATCACGTCGCGGCAACCGCGGGACTCCCGAGGGGGCACGCGGCCCGAAGCCTCGGATACACCCGCGTGCGGCTCGCTGGCTTCAACGGCCGTGAACGTTTGTCGCAGGGGCGGGATGCCAGCGGCAGGAGCCGCGCTCGGGGATCGCACGCTAGGCGTGCGTGAAAGAGCCGGACGGATACAGACCCGCCCCACCTTGTGTGCCACTAACCAGCCTAAACGGCGGTCAGCGTGAGCGCCGAGAAGCCGAAGCCGTGGGTGACGTTCCTGACGCCGCCGAATCCGTACTCGAAGACCGGCGGGAGATCGCTGCTTCTCGCCGTACGTGGCTACCGGTCGAAGTGGACCACGATCACGTGCTTCTGCAAACGGTCCCGTAGCGACGGCTCGTGCAAGACCATCGACGGGATCGCGCCGCTGCTTCGGCACCCCGAGCGTGTGCGGTTCGAGCACCCGAAGGCGAAGCCGTGACCGGCCCAGCGGATCAGAACTGGTGTAAACGGTGCTAGAGGATCTCTCGCTCGACTATGTCGATTCGCAGTGGTTCACGCCCGTCTCAAAGCCGTGGATCAAACAACTGGTCGAAGAACTCAACGGCTCACCATCGGGTGACTCGATCATCGCTGCTGACACTGCGGCGCTCCTATTTTTCATTCTCAGACAACTACCCGACGATGCTTTCCCCGGCGGGAAGTGGGCGACAATCCAGCACCTGGAAAACCAGATCGATAAGTGCGTAGCTGCCGCCCTTTCACGGTTGCCGCAGCCGGTGAAGCCGTGACCCGCCTAGCGGATCCGTACTGGCGTTCAAGGCGGGGAGCGTGACCGGGTCGTTCGCCACTTCGGAGTGGCCATTGGTGCTCGGTTCGCTCGTCCCTGTAGCCCCGTTCCTGGTCCTGTTCGCGTTCTACTGGTTCGGCACTCCGAAGGACAAGCGGTGACCGGTCTAGCGGATCCGAACTGGTGTGAACGGCCGTGAGGCGACCGTGGCGCACCGAGTTCCGGCATTGGCGGTGGGTCTATCTATGGCGGATGCGCCGTGTGGATCGGCGGCGTGCTCGCCGCGATCAGCGACCGCCGTTCCGCGTGATGGTCAGGTTCCGCGTCGAGCAGATCCGGCGGTGGGCGCGATGAGACTTGCGGACTCGAACTGGTGTAAACGGTGACCGCCCTGATCGAGCTCGCGGCCGGTGTTGCGCTCGGCCTGTTCATCTGCTGGTGGTGCCTGCTGCGATGACCGCTGCCCTTTGCATCGTCGTCGGGTTCGGAGCCGGCGTCATCTTCACCGCGAAGCTGAACGACATGCTCGGGTTGTTCCTCTTCCACTGGGACAGGCGGCATGAAAACAAGCCATAAGAAAGCCGCGAGCAAACGCGACTCGCGAGGCCATCGACAGCGCATGAAAGGAACGGTGATCTGCTCCGTGTTGCCCACCTCATATTCGCCGCGTATCTGCTCACGGTTGTCGCCGCTGTCGACGCGAAAGCCGTCCCGAAGAACTGGCAGGCCGAGGGTTGGTGGATGCGGCAAGCCATGTGCGTACACTCGTACGAAGGGGGCTGGACATCCGAGACCGGTAACGGGTACTCGGGCGGGATGCAGTTCAGCCCCGGGACGTGGCGGTCCGTCGGGGGACAGGGCCGCCCGTCCCAACAACCCGCGCGTGAGCAGCTGTACCGCGCCTGGATGGTCTGGGCGCGTGACGGCGGCTCGTGGCGTGAGTGGCCGACTTCCTCGAGGCTTTGCGGGCTCCGGTGAGCTGACATGACCGAGCAGCCCGTAGATCCGGCGCCGGCGCCACCGTTGCCTGAGAAGGGACCCCCGGCGGTGGCGCGCCAGGCGCCGGCCGACACCAGGATGTCAGCCGCGAACGCGAAGAAGCTACGGGAGCCGTTCCCGAAGCACCTGATCGGGCAGCTCCCGAAGGGCGGCGTCATGTTGGATTACGTCGGCCACGCCGCTGTCACCGACAGGTTGTTGCAGGTTGATCCGGCCTGGGTGTGGGAGCCGTTAGCACTCACACCGGACGGATTACCAGCATTGGATCGGGCGGGGAACCTGTGGATCCGCCTCACGGTGTGCGGCGTGACCAGGGTCGGGGTGGGTGACGGGAAGAACGCGAAGGAGTGCATCTCGGACGCGATCCGGAACGCCGCGATGCGGTTCGGGGTCGCCCTCGACTTGTGGGCGAAGGACGGGCTCCGCGGGGACGCTGACACCGTCGCGGACGCACAGGAGCAGCCTCCCGCTTCGCGGGAGGCTGCTCCTGTGATCACGAACCCGCAACGCAAGAGGTTGTGGGCGGTCGCGACCGAGAACACCGTCGGTGAGGACCTCCTACGCCAGATCGTGCTCGACATCGCGGGTGTCGAGTCGACCACGGAGATCCCGAAGGACAAGTACGACCTGATCATCGAAGCTGTCCAGGCCCAAGCGGTCCCGTTCTGAATCGTGGACGGCGAGAACCCCGAGTACGGCCCCGGCAACCCCGACTACGAGTACGACCGCTGGCGCGACCGCCTCGACGACGCCGGCTGGTGGATGCGACCGGACCCGCGCTGGGAACGCCTCGAGGAGCTCTACGAGGCGGATCGGCAACGGCCCGAGGACGCCGAATGACCTGGTGGGATGCCGAACCCGCGAGATGGGTGTATGTCCTCCGCAGGCTTGACCCGGACACACTGGTCTACGTCTACAAGATCGGGATCTCACGGGACCCGCACCAGCGGGCCCAACAGTGCCAAGCGGAGCTGTTGACGGTCGAGGACGGCGGCAGGTGGCGCGAGAGGGAGCTGCACAACCAGTTCGCGCACCTGAGCCATTACCGCGGCGACCTCGAAGGCAAGACCGAGTGGTTCCTCGACGACACAGGCGAGATCGAGGATTACGTCGCTCAGATGGCGATGGACCAGTGAGCTATCTGAGCGTCACGAACTTCTGGAAGTACCAGGACAAGAACGCCTGGAAGAAGGCGAAGACCCATCCGCCGTGGTTCAAGCAATACGTCCATCGGGACATCGAGCTCGACGCTCTGCCGCTCGAAGCGCGTCTCCTCTTCTACGAGATCCTGGCGGTCGCGACTCGATACTCAAACGTTCTTGAAGCCGATCTGAACTGGCTCTGGGCGGAAACCCGAATCGAACCTGAACTGATAGGCGCGATGCTGCCGCTGCTCCTGAAAGGCGGATGGTTGAGCCAAACCAAGAGCAAGCGTCGCGGCGCGAGTCCGGTACCGGATCCGGTACCGGATCCGGTGGTCCAAGACGTAGATGTAGAAGAAGAATTAAAAGATCTTGCTCTTGAAGGACCAACGAGCAACGGCCAACAGCTCGAGCACCGGCCCTACGACAAGCCGACCGACTCGCTCACCCAGCTACGCCGGCTCATCGGCAGAACCATCCACGACCAGGTCGACCTCGACGCAGAGCTCCGCTCAGGAGACCACCACCTCACCGAAACCCAGATCAGCGAGCTCCGAGCGATGCTCGCATGAACGACCGCGAGTACCGCCTCAGACAACGCATCGACCAGCTCGCCGACGAACGCGACAAAGCGCTCGAGCGCGAACAACGGCAGCGCCGCCGTGCGACAGCCTGGCGGGACCGCGCCTACAAGCTCGGGAAACAACTCGCGTTGGCGAAAGCCCGCCTCCAACGCCGATGACCGGATCGCACGCCACCCCAGCGAAGGACATGCCGAAAACATGCGCCATCTGCGGCCAACGCATCCTCACGTCGAAGCAGGCGTACCAACACCACGTCGACCACGTAGCGCATACGAACGAGGCGTGGCATATAGCCTGCAAACCACAAGTTTCCAGGCCGGGCGGGGGCCGCAGCCCGTGACCCCCCCGCGCTGCACTTCCGAGCCAGGCGCGGGGGCCGGCCTGGAAAACACCCCGCCGCACCCGCATGTAGTCTTCACCGCGAACGAGTTCCGCCCGTGAGCGTTCCTGCAGGCCTGCAGCGCTCACCGGCCTGGAACCAGCCACCCCACCCAAGCGAAGGGGAACCCAGAGTGAGCGACACCGAAACGATCACGACGACGACCGTTGTCGAGCAGCCCGAACCGCCCACCGAGCCCACCACTCCTGAGCCCGAAGAGCCCGACACCGACGACGACGACGACGAGGCCGACCAGTAACCCCGGTCACGTTCTCGATCGTGATCGCCACCTCAGGCCGCCCCACCATCACCGACACGTTGGCTGCGCTCACCCCGCAGCTCCAACCCGGCGACGAGATCCTCATCGAACGCGACAACACCGGCGACCACGGCAACACCCCACGCAACACAGCGATCCCGCGCTGTGCCGGCACACACATCCTGTTCGTCGACGACGACGACACCCACACCGAAGACGCGCTCGCCCACATACGCGCCGAGGTCACCAAACACCCGCGCCGCGTCCACCTCTTCGCCATGCAATACGACGACGGCCGCACCGTCCAGCCACGCTGGCCACTCGAGATCGGGTACGTCGGCACACCCATGATCGTCGTCCCCAACACCAAAGGGATGCTCGGCACCTGGAGCCAACGCTACGAAGGCGACTACGACTTCGCCAAGTCAACGCTCGAACGACGCGGCGACACACCCGTCCTCCACAACCACGTCATCGCCACCGTCACACCGAGGTGGCCACGATGAACATCCGCACCATCACCATCGGCGAAATCGCGATGGTCATCATCGCCGTCTTCGTCGTGCTCGCCTACTTCAACGGGTGGGGCTGAAATGAGGCGCGTTTTTTTGGTGGTGACACCCCGGTGACCCCCGCAGTCAGAAATTTCTCTCCCCGAGGCGAGACGGGCTGATGGGCGGGCAGGTCATCGCAGCGACGACGGTTCGGGGCTACGGCGGCCAGCATCAGCGGATCCGGGAGGGTCTGGCGCCGCTGGTTCTCGGCGGGAGCGTCCGGTGTGTTCGTTGCGGTGAGCTGATCCGTCCGGGCGAGCCGTGGGATTTGGGGCACGTTGACGGGGACAAGAGCCGGTATTCGGGGCCGGAGCACCGGGCGTGTAACCGGGCTACGGCTGGCCGGTCGCGGTGGCAGCAGGCGACGATGCTGGAGCGGGAGCCCGAGCGTGACGGTTTGCCGGTGGCGGATCAGCGGTGGCGGGTTCCGTGGCTCGAGGGGTTGTTGCCGCCGCCGGCTGATGCGACGTGGCCGCGGTTGATGTCGGTCCCGGATCCTAGGGCGGCGGGTTCGCTCGGGATGGAGTTCGTGGCTGAGGCTGAGAGGCGTGAGGGGAGGCCGTTGCGGTGGTGGCAGAAGCTGGCCGCGACCAGGATGCTCGAGGTCGACGATCGGGGCGAGCTGTTGTGGGACACGGTCCTGTTGTCGACGCCGAGGCAGCTCGGGAAGTCGTGGCTTCTGCGGGAGCTGATGTTGTGGCGGCTCCACCAGGCGGGCCGGTTCGGCGAGCCGCAGAACGTCGTGCATACCGGGAAGGACCTGCGGATCTGCATGGAGGTGCAGCTGCCGGCCAGGTTGTGGGCGAAGGGTCTGCCGGAGGTGTACGCGGTGAAGGAGGCGAACGGCAAAGAGGAGATCAAGCTGCTCGAGACCGAGTCGCGGTGGCTGATCCACTCGACGAAATCGATGTACGGCTGGTCGACGTCGCTGGCTGCTGCTGATGAGGCGTGGGCGGTGAAGCCGGCGGTGATCGAGGAGGGTTTGGAGCCGACGATGGTCGAGCGGGCGCAGCCGCAACTTTTGCTGGTGTCGACGGCGCACCGGTTGGCGACGTCGCTGATGCTGGCGCGGCGCGCGTTGGCGCTCGACGAGCTCGAGGCTCCTGATGGGACGCTGCTGCTCGAGTGGTCGGCGGCGCCGGCGGCGGAGCTCGACGACATGGCGGGGTGGCGGCAGGCGTCGGCGCACTGGACGCCGCGGCGGGAACGCACGATCAGGAAAACACTGGAGAGGGTCCGGGCTGGCGCGTATCGTGACCCGACGGAGCCTGACCCGGTCGCGTCGTTCCGGTCGCAGTGGCTGAATCAGTGGCCGACGGAGCCGGTCTGGAGCGCGGGCCCGCAGCCGCTGCTGCCGGGCGGCCTGTGGGAGGAGCTGACCGAGCCGGGCGTGTGCTCGCTCGGGCCGGTGTGGGTCGCGGTCGAGGACGAGTGGGGCCGCGGAGCTGCGGTCGCCGCGGTCGGGAAACTCCCAGACGGGCGGCTCGAGGTGGAGGCGTGGAGCCCGCCGGACTGGGACACCGCGATCTTCGAGGTGCAGCGGCTCGCGTTGCACCGGCCGATCGGGCAGCTGCTCGTCGGCGCGAGCATGATCGACCGGATCCCGTCCGGGATGGCGCCGCCGCCGCAGCCGGTGGGAGCGACCCTGACGAGGGTCGGTCTCTCCGTGTTCCGGGATTTGGCCGCCGGCGGGCAGATCGTTCACGACCAGACCACGGGCGAGCTCGACGACGCGATCAGCCGGACGGTGGTCCGTGAGGCAGCGACGGGCCTGATGATCGTCGACGGCCCCAGGCATGTCATCAAGGCAGCGGTGTGGGCCGTCGCCGCCGCCCACAAACCCGCGCCTGTCCCGGCGGTGTTCTGATGGGCCTGTTCAGCAGGTCGATCCGGCCGCCCGAGATCCCGAACGAGAACGACCCCGTGACGGCGGCACCGGGGAGCGTGGGGCCGCCGAACGTGAACCCGGGGGACCCGCACGGCGTGCTGTTCGACACGGGTATCGGCAACGACGGGCCCGGCTGGCCGCCCCTGCGGGTTACGCCGTCTGCGTGGTCGGGGTGGCCAGAGGAGTGGTCGACGCCGAACTGGTCGAGTGGTGGGGTGGTGGCGCCGCTGACGGAGACGGCGTGGATGTGCGTCGACTACAACGCGCAACAGCTGTCGACGATGCCGCCCTATCTGAAGAACGCCGCGTCGACGCTGTCCGCGGACTGGTTGAACAACCCCGACCCCGACCAGTACACAAGCGTCGATGAGTTCCTGCATCAGCTGTTCTGGGACTACCAGGCGGTCGGGGAGGCGTTCGTGTTGGCGACGGCGTGGTACTCGACGGGCTGGCCCGCCCGGTTCCATGTGGTGCCGCCGTGGTGGGTGTCGGTCGAGGTCGACGACGGCCTGCGGCGGTACGAGATGGGCGGCGAGGACGTAACCGACCAGATCCTCCACGTCAGGTACAAGTCGCAGGTCGGGTACGCGCACGGGATCGGCCCGTTGGAAGCCGGGCGTTACCGGATGGTGGCGGCGCAGATGCTGTTGCAGTACGGGACGAAGCTCGCCGCCGGCGGCGGGATCCCCACCGGTGTCCTCCAGCACCCGTTGGAGCTGACCCCCGACCAGGCGGCGCTGCTGAAGGCCGACTGGGTGCAGTCGCGGCTGTCGGCGATCGGCGAGCCGGCCGTCCTGAGCGGCGGGATCACGTGGACACCGACGCAGATCAACCCCGCCGACATGGCCCTCACCGCCCTGCTGGACAGAGCGGAGGGCAGGATCGCGCACCTGTTGGGCGTCCCGTCCGAGCTGGTCGGGATCCCCACCTCCACGGACCCGATGACCTACAAGAACGTGACGATGTGGTTCGACATGCACTGGCGCTCCGGCCTCCGCCCCAAAGCGCAACACGTCATGGCCGCGCTGTCGCAATGGGCGCTACCGCGGGGGACGAGCGTGGAGCTGAACCGCGACGAGTACGTCGCCGCCGAACCCCTCGAACGCGCCCAGACAGCGCAGATCCTCAACGCGATCGTCGACCCGGCAACGGGGCAGCCGGCACTGACGGTCAGCGAGATCCGTGACGCCGAACGGCTCGACAACAGCACACCTTCCGACATAGCGAGCGGGGTACTCAGATGACTGCCACCCTTGTAGAAACCAGTGTTGAGATCGGGATCGAGATCAGGTCGGGGATCGAGTACCAGGTCTCCGACGTCAGCTACCCGAAACGGATCGTGACCGTGGTCGCGATGCCGTACGAGCGGCCCGCGAGGATCATCGAGGGCGGCCGCGCGTTCACCGAGGTCGTCTCGAGGAACGCGTTCGACGGGATCGAGAAGCGCGCCGGGAAAGTGCGCGCGAACCGCGACCACTCCTGGGATAAACCCGTCGGCAAAGTCGTCGGGTTCCACCCGTCCCGGAAAGAAGGACTCGTCGCGGAAGTGAAAATCTCGGCGACGAACCTCGGGGACGACACTTTGCAGTTGTGCGACGACGACATCCTGTCCGCTTCGGCCGGGTTCGGGCTGCTGCGCCGCGACGACGGCCGCGTCTGGGACGACGCCGAAGTGTGGGAACAGAGCCGCTCCGTGCGCAGGCTGAACCGGCTGTGGCTCGACCACCTCGCTTTCGTCCCGAACCCCGCGTACGGTGACGACGTGCCCGTGATCGACGTCCGCGGCACCGCCGAGATCCCGCCCGGGGTCGCGACCCCGAACCGCCGGCGGCTGCTGCTCGAGCAGCAACGCGAACAGCTCGAACAGTTGAACCGCCGCTGGCTCGGTTATACTCGCGCTGCGAGTTAGCAGGCTCCTCAGCCGTTAGAGACCAAACCGCAGGGCGGGACGGCTGTAGCAGGGGTTAAGCGCTCGAGCAAGGGACATTTTCCCTCTGTTCGCGTAACCCTGAAAGGAGCCCCCGAATGGGCCCAACCGACCAGATGCTCGCCCGGTACGTCGGCGAGATCGAGGACCGCCAAGCGTTCATCGACGGGATCGTCGAGTCCGCCAAAGGCGAAGACCTCAGCGACGAGCAGCTCGAGCTCGTCACCGAAACACGGAACCGGATCGCGAAAGTGAACGACCTGATGGGCCCCCTCGAAGAGGCCCGCCGCATCTCGGGTGACTCCGCGAAACGGATCGCGCAGATCGCCAGGTACATGACCGAGAAGCCGACCCCGAAAGAGGTCGAGTACCGCTCCGCCGGCGCCTACGTCCTCGACGTGTGGAAAGCCGGACTGGGCGGCGAGGACGCCGAGCGGCGCCTCGACATCTTCAACCGCGCCGCGGCGCACCAGACGACCGCCGACAACCCCGGCCTGCTCCCCGAGCAGATCCTCGGCCCGGTGATCAACTTCGTCGACGAGTCCCGCCCGCTCACGACTGCGCTCGGGCCCAGGAACCTGCCGTCCGGGACGTGGTCGCGGCCGAGGATCACGCAGCACACCAACGTCGCCGCACAAGGCGGAGAAAAAACCGAGCTGGTTTCTCGCAAGCTTACCATCGCGAAAATCCCTGTGAATGCCGTTACCTATGGTGGTTACGTTAACGTATCCAGGCAAGACATCGACTGGACGACGCCCGGAATAATGGACATCGTTATTTCAGATCTCGCCGGCTATTACGCGCAGGTGACCGAGGCCGCGCTCGGGTCCGCATTGGTCGGCTCCGCGTCGGCCGGGACGGATCTGCCGGGCACAGCGACCGCCGCTGACGTCACCGGCGCGATCTGGGGCGCTGCCGGGTCCGTGTACGCCGCGACGAAGGGGCAGGGCCGCCTGATCCTGGCCGCACCCCCGGACATGCTCGGCCTCGTCGGGCCGCTGTTCGCACCAGTCAACCCGTTCAACGCGCAATCGTCGGGGTTCAACGCGGGGCAGTTCGGGACCGGCGCGATGGGCGCCATCTCGGGTGTCCAGGTCGTCGTCACGAACGGATTGGCCGCGAACGAGATGCTTGTCCTCTCGACCGCCGCCGTCGAGGTGTACGAGGACCGCATCGGCAGCCTGCAGGTCGTCGAGCCGTCCGTGCTCGGTGTCCAGGTCGCCTACGCGGGCTACTACACGCCGCTGGTGATCGAGCCGACCGGGATCATCAAGATCGTCCGCTGATGAGCACCTACGACGCACCCAACCAGCAGGTCGTCCGCGCCGACGGGTCCGGTCCGGCCGACGAAGGCCACGGCGGCTCCGGCGGCGAGACAGCCACACCGAAGAACAAGGGCGGCCGCCCGCCGAAGCAGGCGGGCGAGCCCGAGCAGGCCGTCACGGAAGAGAACCGCTAGATGGTCGCGGTCAGGGTTCCATCAGGTCAGGGTGGTGGCGCCACCACCCTGACCGACCTGACCGACGTGTCCGGCTCGACGGGGCCGAACAAATCACCGATCGGTGACCAGACCGGGTCGCTGTTCACGCTGACGGAGGTGCCCACCCGCGCCGACCTCGACGCGATCCTCGCCTCCGTCGCTGCCGTGGAATGGCACGACATCGAGCTGCAGCATGGCTTCCGCAGCTTCGAGGGCCAACCGGATCTCGACGGGATCGTGTGGGCGCCCGCTCGCTACCGGTTGACGCTGAACAACGTCGTCCACATCGAGGGGCTGGTCGTGCACGACACGCTGCTGACGGAAGCGGACGCGCCGCTCGTGATTGCGCAGCTTCCGCCCGAGTGCGCGCCGGGGATGGCGCTCTGGTTCGACTGCCCTACCCACGTTCAGTACCTCGCCCGCGTCGATGTCTACGCGGACGGCACGCTCATGTACAAGGGGATATTCGGCGCCGATGGCGACATCCAGTACCTGTCGCTCAGCGGGATCAACTTCTCGGTCGGCGGATGAACGTCCCGCCCGCATTCCCGTATGAGGCGGTGTTCCAGTCCGGCCTCCCCGGCCTCGTCGGCACCGTCGCCCTCGGCCTTTTGGACAATCAGGGCGCTTACACCGACCCGCTCGACACCACCGGGATCATCGAGACCCCGTCCGGCTCCGGGATCTACGTCGCGAACCGGACCAGCCCCGCCGTGGAGGGGCAGTACACGCTGCTCTGGTCGATCGACGGCAGCACCGACCCCGGCTCCGTCACGGCGGAGGAGCTCGTCGTCACGTTCGGCACCCCCGGGAGCGTCTACGGCAGCGTCGACGAGCTCGCCCGCATCCTCAAGATCTCGGCTCCTACGGTGGCGCAGACGGCGGCTATGAGCCGGTGCCTCGAGGCGGCGAGCTGGCAGGCCGACTCGTACATGGCCCGCACCACCCCGTTCACGGATGAGCGGCAGCTCGAGCTCGTCACGAACGCCGTCTACGACATCGCGCGGGAGCACTGGCAGCAGTCCGAGGTCGCGTTCGGGATCTGGGAAGGCGCGATCGGCGCGGTCGTGATCGCCCGCGACACGTTCGCGCGGCACGCGTTCAAGCTGCTCTCCCTGAAGCAAGGCTTCGGGCTGGCTTAGGGTGACCACGACCGTCGCCGGCGCGTCGCTCGTCGAGATCGTGAACGCGATCGCGGACCAGGTCACCGACCAGGTCGCCAGCGAGGACCTCGCCGGCGAAGCCCTCCAGGTGTGGCCGTTCCTGGTGCTGTCCCCGACGCCGCCGTGCGTCGACATCTACCCCGCCGACCCGTTCAGCGAGCAGACCGACTACGGCCCCAGGACCGAACGCGACATCTGGTTCACCGTCCGCGCGAGGGTCAGCCCCACCGACGTCGACGCCTCCCAGCAGCTCCTCCTCCAGCTGATGGACCCGCGCTCGTCGACGTCGGTGTTCGCCGCTTTGATCGCCGACCGCACCCTGGGCGGCCGCGTCTCGGACCTGCTCCCGTCGGGCCCGTCCGGGGTGATCGTGTACACCCCGGTCGGCGGCGAGGGCTATTTGGTCGGGTGCGAGTGGCGCACAAGGATCCTGCTGTGAGCCGCATCCTGTGGTTGGGGAACCCGCCCGGGGTCGGCTCCGGCTACGGCGAGCAGGCCCGGCTGTTCATCCCCCGGTTGCAAGCACTCGGGCACGAGCTCGCCGTCGCGTGCAACTACGGCCTCCAGGGGATGTGTTTGGAGGCCGGGCCCGTCACCTACTACCCGTCCGACTCGGACTGGGGCAACAGGACGGTCGGCACGTACGCCGAGCACTTCCGCGCCGACCACGTGGTCGCGTTGTGCGACGCGTGGGTGCTGCGCCCCGACGACTGGCCGGCCGACCTCCGGATGGCTGTCTGGGCGCCCGTCGACCATTACCCGTTGCCGCCCGCGGTTCTGGCGGTGCTGGCGCACGAGAAGGTGCGGCCGATCGCGATGTCGAGGTTCGGAGAACGGCTCATGACCTCAGCCGGCCTGGAACCGCTCTATGTCCCTCACGCGGTCGACCGCACCGTCTTCTATCCCCGCCCCGACGACAAGACCGCGATCCGGGAGGAGCTCGGGATCCCCGCCGACGCGTTCCTGGTCGGGATGGTCGCCGCCAACAGCGGCAACCCCGCGCTCCCACGGAAGGCGTTCCCGCCGGCGCTGATGGCGTTCTCACGGTTCGCCGCCGACCACGACGACGCGTGGTTTTACGGGCACACCCTGACGCAGCCGGGGAAGGGCGGCGGGATCAACCTCGAGACGCTGACGCTCGCGACCGACTGCCCCACCGACCGGGTCAGGTACCCGCCCCCGGCGATCTTCCATCTGGGTTGGCCCGCCGAGAACGTCGCGAACCTCTACCAAGCATTCGACGTGCTGTTGAGCCCGTCGATGGGGGAGGGGTTCGGTGTCCCGATCCTCGAAGCGCAGGCGTGCGGTGTCCCCGTGATCGCCTCGGACCATTCCGCGATGACGGAGCTCGCCCGCGGCGGCTGGCTCGTCGGCGGCGACCCCTGGTGGGACGCCCACATGGACGCGTGGCTCACCAACCCGTCCATAGGCGCGATCCACGCCGCGCTCGAGGCCGCGTACGAGCAGCGCGGCAACCAGCAGCTCAAAGACACCGTCGCCGCGTTCGCGGCCCGCTACGACGCCGACAACGTCACACGGGCGTACTGGGAGCCCGCCCTGGAGGCGCTCGACGGGCCCCGTGAAGTGAAGCCGCTCCACGAGGCGCGGGTGCTCGCGTGACCGTCGCCGTCGTCACCCCGTGGTACCGCCACCTCGAGCTGCAGGCCGATTACGACCGCGCGTTGGAGTTGGGCCCGTGGCCCGACGAGCTCCTGATCGTCGACAACGGCTCCAGCCCCCCGTTGGAGTTCGCCGCGATCCGCAACGACGACAACCTGGGGTTCTGCAAAGCCTCCAACCAGGGCCTCGAGGCCGCCGGCAGCGACGTGGTCGTGTTCCTGAACAACGACATCAGCGCCACCGAGCACGGCTGGCTCGAGGTGCTACACGACGCCGTAGCCCCCTCGGTGCTCGTCGGCGCCCGGATCCGTTCGGACGGGCACGCGATCGTCGACCACTGTGTCTACCCCTACATCGACGGCTGGTGTTTGGCAGGGCTCCGCGAAGACCTACTCGAGCTCGGCGGGTTCGACACCAGCCTCGAAGAGCCGGCCTACTACTCAGACAACCTGCTCTGCCTCGAAGCCCGTGCCCGCGGGTTCACGTTGCGGCAGATCGACACCGGCCTCCTCCACCGCGAAGGCGCAACCAAAGCCGCCCGAACACCGCAGGAAACCGAAGCAGCATCACGAGCCAACCAACAGCGATACCAGGAGCGGGTACGCGCCCTGGTCAAGAAAGAGGTCAAAACATGAGCAAGTTCCTTCTCACCGACGCGAAAGTCGTCGTGAACGGGGTCGACCTGTCGGACCACGCGTTCAACGTGGACACCCCGCAGGTGAAGCCCCAGGTCGACGTGTCCGGGTTCAACCCGAACGCGACCACCGAGTACCTCCCCGGACTCGCGGACCAGACGATCACCGTCCAGTTCCGCCAGGACTTCGCCGCCGCCAAGGTCCACGCGACGCTGCAGCCGCTATACGCGGGCGGGTCGGTGTTCACCGTCTACGTGCAACCCACCTCGGGGACGCCGTCGGCGACGAACCCGACGTTCGGGGGCTCCGCGACGATGTACGACTACAACGGCCTCGCCGGGGCGTTGAACGCGTCGTCGGACATGACCGTGAACTTCAAGCCCGCCCCCGGGTCGAGGTTCGCGTGGGCAAGCACCGTCCCGAGCTAACCCCATGGCCGGGGTGGTCCGGGTTGAAGGGCTGCACGAACTCCAAGCAGCGCTAGCAAAAGCTGACCGCGAAACCCGGTTAGGGGTCCGCGGTGGCCTCCGCAAGATCGCCGAACCCGTCCAGCGGGGCGCGGAGGAGCTCGCGATATCGGCGATCCCGAACATGAGTCGGTCGCCGCGCTGGTCGAGGATGCGGATCGGCGTCACCCGCGACCTCGTCTACGTCGCACCGAGGGAGCGCGGGCTCCGCGGCCGCAGCAGCAAGCGCCGCCCGAACCTCGGGACGCTCCTGATGGACCGCGCGATGCAACCCGCCCTCGACGCTCACACCGGCGAGATCGTGGCGCGGTTCGAGGAGCTCCTCGACCACGTCGCCGACGACTTCAACCACTAAGGGAGCGAGCCATGGCAGAGATCACCGTGAACGGCAGAACCTACGAGCTCGTCCCGCTGAACGAGCTCACCCTCGATGAAGCAATCGTGGTGTGGGAGTACTCGAAACTCTCGCTCGACCAGATCGCAGACCTCGAAGGGTTCCACCCCGGCGTCGTCGCCGCGCTGATCCACATCGCGGTCGCCCGCGCCGAGACCGGCGAGACGTCGAAGACGATCAGGAAGACCGTCGGGCGGATCAAGGTCGCCGACCTCGAAGCGATCTTCACCGACATCAGCGAAGAGGTGGAGGAGCTCCCTCCTCCCAACGAGCCAGACGCGAGCTCGCCGACCAGCGGTTCTGGCGAGACTTCACCAGCCACTGGGGCGCCGGCCCCGGCACACATCCCGGCGAATGGTTCTGGCAGCCCTGGCTCGGCCACTGGTGCCACCTCGCCCCCAAGGATCTCGGTCGGATGACCCCCGCCCAGCTCGAGGGGTGCCACGCCTGGGTGAAAGCGCAGGCGAACTGAGGTGGCGCGGAAACTGATCGTCGAGATCGTCGCCGACTCGAGCGGCTACACCCGCGGGATCGCCGGCGCCGAACGCGCAACGGAAGCGTTCACGGGGACCGTGAAGGGTCTCAGTGTCGGCCTGGGGACGCTCGCGAAAAGCTTCGTCGAGCTCGAGGTGCTCAACAAGGCGTTCGAGGGGCTCACCGAAGCCGTCCACTCCGGCATCGGCGAGTTCAGGGAGTCGACGCAGATCCAGGCGCAAACCGCGGCGGCGTTGAAGTCGACGGGGGACATTTCGGGGAAGACCGCCGACCAGATCCACGGGCTGTCGCTCGAGCTGTCGAACCTGTCGGGGCAGTCGGACGAGTCGATCCAGGCGGCCGAGAACGTGCTGTTGTCGTTCACGAACATCCGTGACTCGCTCGGGAAGAACAACGACGTCTTCACCCGCGCAACCAAGACCGTCGTCGACTTCTCCGCCCGGACAGGGAAGGACGCCCCCGCGGCGGCGGTGCTGTTGGGGAAGGCGTTGCAGGACCCCGCGAAACGCGTCGGGATCCTCGCCCGCGCCGGTGTCGTGCTGACGAAGTCGCAGACCGACTACCTGAAATCGGTCGAGGCGGGGCAGGGGATCCTCGCGGCGCAGAAGATCCTTCTCGGCGACCTCTCCGACCGGTTCTCCGGTGCCGCAGCGGCCGCGGGGAAGACGTTGCCGGGGGCGCTCAGCATCCTGAAGGAGCGGTTCCGTGATCTCGCAGGCGAGGGCGTCGGAGCGGTCGCGCCGGCGCTCACCAGCGCCGTGAACGGGCTCGCCGGGTTCGTGGTCAAGCTCACAGAGGCGCACGGCGCCGCCGCGAAACTCCACATCGTCACCGCCGGGCTGAAGAACCTCGGCCGGCAGGTGTTCGACACGATCAAGGCCGGGTTCGAGCAGATCGACTGGTCGAAGCTGTTCGACCGGATCGGCGACATCGCCGGGTCGCTGCTCTCCTCCATCCAGGCGCAGGTGCAGCGGGTCGACTGGACCTCCCTCGGCCGCATGATCGGCGACCGGATCAAAGCCGTCAACTGGCGCGCCGTGATCCAGGACGCCGCCACCGGACTCACCACCGCCGTCACCGGTCTCCTGAACACCCTCACACGCGCGCTGCAGGCGGTCGACTGGGAGAAGGTCGGGAAGACGATCGCGGACGGGATCGCGCTCGCGGTCGGGGCGGTCGCGAAGTTCCTCGCCGACGTCGACTGGTCGAAAGTGATCCGGGCGCTCGTCCGGGGGCTCGCCGCCGCCGCCGACGCCGCCGGGGCGCTGTTCGAAGGGATCTCGAAGGAGATCGGCAGGTTCATCCTCGCCGGGCTCGAGAAAGGACTCGACGCCGCCGGGAGGTCGCTCGAGGCGACCGCGCTCCGGATCGCGTTGAAGATCGTGGAGCCGTTCACCCACCTGCCGCAGTTCCTCGGCGGCGGCACCTTCCAGGACCTCCAGAACACGCTGCAGACGCAGCTTCAGAGCCTCGGCACCGAGGGGCAGACGTTCGCGCAGCAGGCGGCCCACCAGATCGCGGTGGGGTACGTGACCCAGCTCCAGGCGGACCAGGCGACGATCGTGAAAGCGTTCCAGGACTTCTTCGGGTCGGTCTCCGCGATCCAGCTGCCCGATGTCGTCTCCGGCGCGAGTTCCGTGACCCCGGCGACGCAGCCGTACAAGCCGGCCGCCCCCGACATCGCCACCGGCTCCGGAGGGAAGAAGCCGCGGGGGATCAGCCAGAGCCAACGGAACACGTTCTTCGACAACATGATCAGCCGCCTCCTCGACCAGGCGCAGGACGGCACATTGCAGCAGCAGATCACGAAGCTGAAAGCCGTCGGTGCGCTGATCACCGCCCGGATCGCCGCCACCAGGGACGTCACGCGCAAGTTGACGCTCGAGCAGACGCTGCTCGACCAGGTCACCCGGCCGCTGCAAGCGGACCGAGCGCAGCTGTCGCAGAACAAGCTCGACTGGGCCCAGTACGGCGTCGACCGGACCGCGCTCACCGACAACCTCCAGGACGACCTCAAAGCGTTGGAGTCGCAACAGAAAATCGTCAAGGACACGATTCGGACGCAGGGCAGAACCCTGGCGCTGATGACCGCGCTGCTCCAGGTTCAGCTCGCGATCAAACAAAAACGGAAGGACATCGCCGGCGCGATCGACCCATTGGCTGGGCTGATGCAGGTCTCGTCGAAGCAGCTCGCGAACATCCTCGCGCAGGGCACCGGCCTGGGTGTGGAGGGCCGCCGGATCCTGGGGATGAACATCGCCGGCGCCGAGATCCAACCCCTCCACGTGCATGTGAACGTCGACGGCCGCGAGATCGGCAGCGTGGTCGCGAAGCAGCAGGCCCGCTCGAGCAGGCGGACGGCGTCGCAGACGTCCGGGTACCGTGGCTGACCCCCCCGGCGTGTCGATCGCGCTCGACGACCCGCCCCTGGAGCCCGACCCGACGTGGACACGGATCGACACCCTCACCGGCTGCCGTGTCCGGGACTGGACAGTCGACCGCGGCCGCCCGACCGAGTTCGACAAGACCGGGCCGGGCACCGCCGTCGTTCATATCGTCGACCTCGCCGGGCTGTTCGACCCGACCAACCCTTCGAGCCCCTACAACGACAAGATCCTGCCGGGGAAACAGGCCGCCGTCGCGCTGCAGAACCCCACCAACAGCAACTGGTATCTGGTGTTCCGCGGGTTCATCGAGTCGTGGCAGTACAAGCTCGACATCACCCGCCAATTCATGGAGCTCGAGCTCCAGCTCGTCGACGGGTTCGCGATGCTCGCCCGCGCCGAGCTGCGCGTCGGGATCGACGGGACACTGCCGCCGTTCGCGGAGTTCACCGACCCCGACAAACGCGCCGCCCTCGCGACGCTCGCCGCCGGGAACGTCCTTTACGGCGAGACGGAGGGGACCGGGGCCGACCGTGTCCAGGCGATCCTCGGCGACGTCGGCTGGCCCGACGAGCTCCGCGAATCCGGCACGGACGTGTTCTCGCTGAACACCCAGTTCGGACCGAAAGCCTACGGGCCCGGCACCAGCGCCCTCGACGCCCTTTTCGACGCTGTCGATGGGGAGTTCCCCGGGGTCAGCAACGCGTGGATGTCGAAGACCGGGCACGTCACCGTCCACGGCCGCCTCGCCAGGTTCCGCCCCGACGTCGCGGAGTACGGGATCGGCCGCTACAACGTCGCCGACCCTTCCGGGTGGGCCGACGGGATCGTCCCCCTCGCGGAGCTGGAATGGTCGAACGGGCAGGACAACCTGTACAACGCCGCCTCCGCGACTCCGCAGGGTGTCGGGCAGGGGGCGGAGTGGCGGATGCTCGACCCCGCCAAAGACGACGTCGCGGGGCAGTACGTCAAAGACGACACCTCGATCGCCGCGTACGGGCTCCGGTCGATCACGTTCGACCAGCTCCAAACCATTCACGGGCTCTACACCCACAACGACTCGATGGCCGAGACCAGGCTGTTCGCGCAGTACTACGTCGACAACTACAAGGATCCCGCCCCGCGGATCAGCCGGATGGTGTTCAAGTCGCGCCGCCCCGGTGAGACGCACGCGAACGCGTTATGGGGGTTCCTCTGCCAGGCCGAGATCTCCGATCTGCTGACGCTGTTCACGGGTCATCCCGGCGGGGGCGGGTTCACCGACTACGTCGGTCCCGGCACCGGGACCGACTTCTACATCGAAGGGCTCCACTACACCTGCAGCCCCGGTGGTGTCGTCCCGATCGTCGAGCTCAGCCTCGATGTCTCACCGCGGGCGAACTTCCTCAACGACCCGTTCGTCATCGACCCCGACCCGGGCCCCTAAGAGATGCCGGCGCCGCACCCCCGGATGCACGGGATCACCCACGTCGCCGGGGGGCCCGACCCCGTCCCCGGCCTCCTCCCCGGCACGGGGTCGTTCCTGGAGCGGATCCTCGACTTCCCGTCGCTGACCGGGTACTGGCCGTTCGACGACCCGTCGGGGGACGCCCACGACGAATCCGTGTACGACCAGCCTCTGCACCCGGTCGGGACACCCACCTACGGGCAGCCCGGGCCGCTAACAGATAGCGCCCAGACGTCGATCCTGGTGGAGGGCGGGCACGGGTTCGGCTCCGGCACAGATGACGCGTTCACGGGCACCTACACGAGCCTCGGGCTCGGCGGCGGCGACGTCACCGTCATGTTCTACATCTACCCCACCAGCTATCCGCCGTTCCTGCTCGGCGGGATCACCCAGGCCGGCGGCTCCGCCGGATCAGGCCATTACGCGCAGCTCCGCGCCGACGGGACCGTGATGTGGTCGGTCGCCGCCACCCAGCAGGCCCAGACCGCGGTCGCGGTCCCCCTCGTCGAGTGGACGCATGTCGCGTGCACCCGCGACAGCACCGGCCTCTACATCTACTTCAACGGCGTCCTCGTTGCGACCCAGACCACCGAGGCGGTTCACGGCACCACCCCGTTCACCGTCGGCCACTCAACAGACGCGTCCGGGTACACGTACTCCTACCTGGGGCGGGTCGCGCACGTCGCGCTGTTCAACGAAGCACTCACCCAGTCCGAGATCGAGGGGATCCACGCCGGCGGTGTCGACATCAGCGCCGGGGACGTGCTCCAGGTCGGCCCCGACGGCGTCCCGGTCTGGGACGCCCCCCCGGTCCCCGAGGTGACGGTGAACGGGAAGGAACCGAAGGCCGCAGAAACCCCCAAGCCGCCACCCCCGGCGCCACCACCACCCGATACCGACCCCGTCGACGTGCTGATGATCGACCAGCCGTTCACCTACAACGGCGGCACGTTCGTGGTGCAGCCGAAAACGTGGACGACGATCCCGTTCACGACCCCGCTGATGGAACGAATGAGCGACAAAACCGGGCTGACGGAATGGGCCGAGATCCCGATCAGCGACCCCGACGCAGGCGGCTGGCTCCACAACGACTTCCCGCACGGGATCACGATCCCCCACGACGTCACGTTCTCGGGGCTCGAAGCCGTCGTCCAGATCTGCCTGAGGATCGACTACCCGATCGTGGAGGGCACCACCTCCCACCGCGCCCTCCGTGTCCTCGAGACGACCCACATGAAAACACTGCTGTTGGTCGAGTCGGAGATGGCGGACGGGGCCACCGCGGAGGGCGGCATCGTCAACGTTTTCCGCGGCGGCCCGGTCGACCTGTTCGCGGAAGGCGACACCGGCGGCCTCGACACCGGCGGCCACGACGACATCTTCTTCGCCCCGAACGCCGGCCTCGCGTTCTACCCGATCGGTGAGGACTGGCTCCCCGACGGCGGCCACACCCTCAAGAAAGGGATGCGGCTCGTCGCGCAATGCTGGCACGACGCATCGGTCCCGTTGACGTTCAGCACCGTCCCCGGCACCCGCTACAAACCCCATTTCGTTCTGAACGCGACCGCTGACACGTCGTGGGGTCCGCCGTGGAGCACCTGGCTGTGACCGCCCACACCCTCAACTTCGTCGAAGGGGAAGGCATCAGTGTCCAGACGGGGCCGAACCCGGGCGACCCGGCCGTCCTCGACGTCGAGATCGCGAACACCGTCGGCGGGCTGCTCGACGCGAAAGGCGACCTCCTCACCGCCACCGACACCGACCTCGCCGCCCGGCTCCCCGTCGGGGCCGACGGGCAAGTCCTCACCGCCGACTCGACCGCGGACACCGGGATCGCGTGGGCCGACCCGGCAGGCGGAGGTGGTGGCGGTGGGGCGTCCCCGGCCGACACCGCGTGCTGGCTGCCGCTCACCTCGACCGTTAGCGGCGACGACGTCCTGGTGTTCGACGCCGACCACTCACTCATCCCGACCCTCGTGAGCTTCTAAGGAGGCGTAATGGCGACGACACGGTTCGCGGACCACTTGCTCACCGGGATCCATTCCGCGCGTCCTGCGGCGTCTGCGGTGCCCGCAGGGACCCTGTACAGCTGCACCACCCACCAGCTGATCTACCAGTCCGACGGCACCTCCTGGACGACGTACGCGACATTGGGCGTCGGCGCTGCCGCCGACACGATCTACGACGCGAAAGGCGACGTTGTCGCCGGGACCGGCGCCGACACCGCCGCCAGGGTCGCGGTCGGCACGAACGGCCAGGTATTGACGGCTGACTCGACCCAGACCGCCGGGATCAAATGGTCGACGGTCGCGTCGGGCGGGATGGCCGCAGACACGCTGTGGGACACCAAAGGCGACCTCGCCGTCGCCACCGCGGCCGACACCGCAGCGAAGCTCCCCGTCGGGTCGAACGGGCAGATCCTCACCGCCGACAGCACCCAAACCACCGGCGTGAAGTGGGCCGCCGCCGCCGCCGGAGGAGCCTGGACATTGCTCAACACGACCACCCTCGGCGCGACCGGGACGTTCGACGTCTCGAGCATCTCGGGCAGCTACAACGACCTGATCCTCGTCCTGATCGGCCGCGGCACCGCGTCCAGCGCGTCCGACGACACCGTCTGGCTGTTCAACGGCGACACCGCCGCGAATTACAACGCCGGCTGGTTGCGCGGGAACGGGTCGACCGCGTCCGCTGCGGAGCTCCGGAACACCGCCGTCGGTTGCATCGCCGGCCGGATGCCGTGCGCGTCCGGGACCGCGAACCATTTCGGGATCGTCGAGGTCACCCTCTACGGGTACGCGTCCACGACCTGGAAGAAAGCGTTGCGGTACCAGACTCACTCGATGCCCTCGACCGGGGCCGCGGCGGACGAGTACATCGGCGGCGGCCTCTGGAACAGCACCGCCGCGATCACGAGGGTGCAGGCGTCGCTCGCGGCGACCCCGTTCACGTTCGCGACCGGATCCCAGCTCCGCATCTACGGGCGCCTCTAAGTGGCGAAGCAGTACGACACCCCGCTGCAGCTCACCACCCCGCACATGCTCGGGCAGAAAGTGAAGGACGCGCAGTGGCTCATGGCGGGCCACAACCGCTACCCGGGCCTCGCGACCTACAAGGACGGCGCCGTCGACGGCGACTACGGCCCCCTCACCGCGCAGGCCACCCATAAGGCGAAGTTCTGGCTCGGCTACCCCGACAAGAGCCTCGACAAGAGCTTCGGGCAGACGCTGTACGAGTACCTGCTCCCGAAAGGGATCACGCTCCCCCCCGACTATGTGGCGCGGCGTGAGACACGTTTGGCGGCCGTCTCGACCCCGGGGATGAAAGCCCTGGATCAGGCGGTCACGCAGCTCGGGAACCACGAGTCCCCGGCCGGGTCGAACCGGCAGAAGTACGGGTTGTGGTACGGGATGGACGGCGTCCCGTGGTGCGCGATCTTCTGCTCGTGGTGTTTCGCGCAGGGCGGCTACAGCCTGTTCCGGTACGCGTACGTCCCGTTCGTCCACGGTGACGCGACCGCCGCGAGGAACCGGCTCTCGGTTGTCCGCACACCCAAGCCCGGCGACCTCGTCTGCTTCAACTTCAGCGGGGTCAGGGACGCCCACATCGAGCTGTTCGAGAAATGGGTTGTGCAGGGCTCGACGTTCAGCACCGTCGGCGGGAACACCGGCAGCTCGAGCTTCAACAACGGCGGATCCGTCGAGCGCGGCACCCGGTACCTGTCGCAGGTGTCCGCGTTCGTGAGGGTCGCCGCGTGAAACGGTCGTCGTCGGACTGGGTCGCGATCATCCTCGCCGGCGGGCTCTCCTTCGCGGTCGTCGCGCTGGTGATCGGGGTGATCTGGGCCGCGATCTCGCACGGCAACACCGCCAGCTCGCTGTCGGAGAACGAGTCGGCGGTGCTGACGACGGCGTTCGGCGCGATGGCCGGGATCCTCGGCGCCTGGATCGGCTACAGGGCCGGCGACGGCCACCCGCCCGAGGAGCTCGAGGAGTGGCCGGAGCCGTTGCCGTCGCCGCACACCGCGCTGCCGAACTGGCCCGACCGCCACGACACCGCCGAAATCCCCCCCAAACCCCCGCCGGGGTGACGTGGCTGCTGTTCGTGCTCGCGCTGCTACTCGCGGTCGCGGTCGTCGCGTCGATGCGGCGCTAACTCGACTTCGACCGCTCGAGCGCGGCGAGCGTCTCGCGGTGCCGCAACGCCTGCGCTTTCCGCTGTCTCGCACCGCGACGCAAGAGCCGATACGGGATCGTCAAGAACCAGAACAGCCCGATCGAGACCGCGTACCAGACGACGATCACAGCCCACCAGACCGTCATCGCAAGCGCTGCGACGACCCAACCGGCGATCCGTAGCGACACGTGGCGGTCGCCCCACGGGACGAGGCGGGAGAACCGCTGCGCCGACCCGGCGAAACTCATCGGCGAGTTGATGATGACCCGCTCCGACTGCTGCCGGTGCGCGAGATCCTTACTCATTGAAACTCTCCTTTGTCCAGTTCCCCCGGTCGGTTGATCCGCCGGGGTTCACTCAGGAAAGTACCGGGCCGCCGGGCCGTGGTGTATCCCCCATCTGGGGTGACCGGGGCTGGGCTACGGTACGAGGTCGGGTCGGCCGCCGAGCCCTGTCCAGTGCTTGGCGCCGGCCCTCTTACTCTTCGCGTCGCTGCCGCGCTTTCGCCCGCCGGATCATCTCGTACACCTTGGTGCGGCCGAACCCGGCGGCGGCCTCGATGTCTTCGGTCGTCTCGCCGGACTCCTTCGCGGCGAGGATTGCGTCTTCGAGATGCGCGTCCGCTGCAGCCCTCCGGCTAACGGCTCGACGGACGGCGTCGAGGTGCTTCCGTGCCATCCTCGCCACAGTGTTGCTACTCCGTTCGTCCGCTGACACGGCCGTCCGCGATCACGTACAAGCGAGGGTACCCCACCACCCGGTATGACGCCTAGTTACCGTCTATGTACGTTTAGTTGCAAGCTCACGGGAAACTACCCGCACATAGCGATAAAACCTGGTTGCGGCAGGCGCCCAGGCTGTGTAGAAACAGCCCATCCACTGACTTGCGACATGCGGCAGTAGGAGGGTTGAGAGGGGATGGAAACGCTGGCTGAAGCGTCCGTAAACGCGACCGAACCGAACCCCGGATACGGGCGCCGGATCCGGGCCGCGAGGCTCGCCGTCAACAAGACCCGGCGCGAGCTCGCCGAGACCGTCGAGGTGACGTACGCCACCGTCTGCCGCTGGGAGAACGAGCAACGCTTCCCCGACGACCACCACCTCGTCCGGGTCGCGAAAGCGTGCCGCGCCAGCGCCGCCTACCTGATGTTCGGAGACCTGCTGCCGTGACAGGGAGTATCCTCCGTGCCGACAACATAAATCCCGGCGCCCCGATGAGCGGGGCCCGGGCTCGGCACAGGAGGCATCAACTCCCATGCACGATCGATCTTACGACGCAGCTGTTCACGCTCGCGCAGGCCAAGGCGATCCTGGCGGATCCCGTGGCCGATAACCGCTACCTCGACACCGCGCTCGGCCCCGACATCGACGAGCACCTCCGCTGGCTCCGGCTGTCGCACGGCAGCCCGAAGACCCGGAAGGCGCGGCTCTACATCCTTGCCCGGCTCGCGGTCAACCTCCCCCCCGGCGTCGGCGTCGCCGAGATCGCCTACGAGCACCTCGCGCTCTACTTCGACGAGGTGCCGGAGCCGTCGTGGCGAACGCACCGGTCCCACATAAACCAGTTCCTCGAGTGGGCGATCAACGAGACGGACCCGCCCCGGCGGTCGGCGAAGAACCCGACCCGGCGGCTGCCGAAGCTACGGCCAACAGCGAAACGCGTCTACCAGGTGTTCGACGAGCGCGAGCGCGAGCTGATCCTCGACGCGAGCCGCTACATGGACGACCCGCCCCGCGAGCTCGTCCGCGCCCACCTGCTCCTCGACGCCGGGATCCGCAAAGCGGAGGCGCAAGGGATGCGCAACCGCGACGTCGACCCCGGCCGCCGTCAGATCACCGTCACCGGGAAAGGCGACAAGCAGCGGGTGATCCCGATCCACGGCCCGTTCTGGATCGCCTGGGAACGGCACCTGCTCGAGCCGTACGTGAAGCTGGAACGGCTCCCCGCGCCCGATGACCACGTCTGGTTCCCCGCCCGCGTCGCCGGCGCCTACAAGGGCCGCGTCCGGCAGATCACCGCGGAGTACCCGGAACGGCCGATGCTCGAGCGCGGGTTCCACGACTGGTGGTCCCGGCTGATGAGCCACATCAACGTCGAGTACCGCAAGCCGCACATGACGCGGCACACGTTCGGGACCGACGCGGTCGACGCGAGCGAGGGCGACATCTACGGCGTCCAGGAGCTGATGGGGCACGCGTCGATCCGCACGACCGAGCTGTACCTGCACTCGTCGACGAAACGGAAAGAGTCTGTTGCGGCGAAGCTCGCGCGTGCGAGGCGCCAGCCGTGACCCTGTCGCCACGTGAGACGACGGCATGTTAAATCATTCCGATAGGCCGTCTCGCAAACCCGCATGGTTGCGTCAGGCAAGGCGCCTAGCGGATTCGAACCGCTGTTACAGGCATAAGGCCCGAAAACCACAAAACCCTGCATATCGCAGGGTTTTGGGCCAATCGGGGGTGCCGCAGTGTTAGTCGAGTCCGGCGAGGCGCCGAATCATCTCGGCGTCCTCTACGTCTCCGAGCGTCCAGCGTGGTCGGATGCGGCCGTCGAGACGCTTGACCTGCTCGAGCCGTTCACGTTGCCGACTGGCGGCCCCGAGCGGGCTCGCGTCCTTGTCGGGCTTCGGCTCGGTGGGAGGCAAGGTCTCCTTGCCTTCAGACACGACCGCTGTTTTCGGAGCCGAAACGGATTGGCCAATTCTGGCGGGCTTGCCGGAATTGGCCAGCCAGTTGTCGACTGTTCCTTTGGCGGTACCGAGGTGCTCCGCGATTCTCCGGCGTGTCCAACCTGCATCGCCGAGGCGTATTGCTTCAGCTTGTTGGACGGCCTTCACGTCGGTGCGCTGCTCGGCTGTCCACTCGCGGATCGTCCGGTCGCTCTGGCCGAGCTGGTCGGCGATCTCGCGGACGCTGAGCCCGTCGACCGTGAGCCGCTTCGCGAGCTGCTTGCGCTCATGTTCGGCCCACGGGATCTGGATCTCGCTCGCGGTTGTCACCCTGACCTCGTCGGCGTTGCTGGTCACGACGATCGCGTTCCGCATGATCCGGTCGCGTTCGAGGCTGCCGATGCGTCGCTCGAGGTCGGCGATCGTGATCGGGTCGCTCCCGTTCTGCCGTTCATGTTCGAGCTCGGCGACCAGTTCGACACGAGCCAGCTCTGCGAAGCGGAGCCGGTGGTTGCCGGACACGATGCGGGCGTCCTGGTTGATCGTGACCGGGAACGCATCCAGGTATCCGTGTCGGAGCAGCGACTCGTACAGCTCGAACGCGGACTGCCTCGCGGTCGCGTACTTCGGCGATCGCTCCTCGGCGGTCTGTACGGGCCGCTGGTAGCTCGCTGCCGCGTTGATCGCCGCCGCCGTGTTCAGCCGGTCGGTGTCGGCCTGGCGCCGCGACGCGCGCATCTCGGCCGGCTGCGCGTCATAGGTCGTCCAGTTGCCGTCGACGTTGTAGGCGAACCTGATCCCGCCAGTCGGAAGCTGGTGAATGGCGCGATAGGTGTCGGTGACACGCCAGAGACGGTTCGAGTCACGGATGAAATCCGTGACCTCGGTGCCCGTTGGCACGCCGTCACGTTGCTCGACAACTCCTTGCGTCTCGAGGGTTACGAGGATCTTCTTTGTGAGCAGGTACGCACCCTCACAGTCCTCGTCGCCGCGACATCCACCAGGGCCGTTCTTGACGTAGTCGGGCAACTCGTCCTGGTAGCTGGC